CACGGTCAGCCATGCCCGCCGCCACAGCACGGGCAGCGGAGAGCATCGCCCCTTGGCCGAAGTCGGCGCGGACACGGGCTTCGGTCACTTTGCGACCGGCAGCGACGTCGGCGATGAAGACTTCTTCGATCGCATCAATGTCACGCTGGATAGCAGCCTTGCCATCGTCGGTGCTGGGATCCGGCCGTTTCATAGGTGCGCCGGTGCTGACGACTTCATAGGACCGGCGACCATTGGTATCTGGGGCCTCTTGCCGGGACATTGAGGCGACAACGCCGATCGAGCCCACGGCAGCGGATCGATCCATAACGATCTCGCTGGCCTGTGATGCCAGCCAGTATGCAGCCGACGCGCCGTTGCCGGTGATGTATGCGGTGATCGGCTTGGTAGACGCCCGAAGGGTCTCAGCGGCCTCACCTAAGCCGGACACGACACCGCCAGGGCTATCGAACAGCATCACGATGCGCTCGACGTCAGCTGATGCCAGGGCAACCCGATGATCACGCATCACAGCATCCAGTGACGTGCCGTCGGTCGATGCGTTGACCATATTGGCACGCGGGAAGATAGCGCCGATCACAGGTATAACCGCGCAGCCGTCACGGATGGTCGACATCCGCGCACCTTCCAACCGCGTACCGACAGCAGCGATTGCCATCTTGGACGCGTCGACGTTCTCGATATGGCCGTCCCGCGCAATGCGCTCAAGAATATCGTCATCCAGCGCGCGCGCCGCGATGGCCTCGATCGCAGATAGATAGTCGGGAAGGATCGCCCAAGGCTGCGATCGGACAGCTGCAATCAATGCAGTCAGATCTTTGCTCACTCGTTTTCTCCATTTGCAGGGGGGCTTTCGGCAGACCTGCCAGCCACTTGAAAGTTGGACGGCATCCAGTAGTCGGTGCCTGCTGCGCCTGCGATATCGGGCTTGTTCTCGTAGCTGCGCAGCTCGTTGCCGTTGACCATGCCCATCTGACGCTGGAGCCAGAACGCTTCCATGCGGCTCTTCAGGTCACCCTTCACAAGCGCGTCGGTGACGTGCTCGAAGTAGAAGCCCTCACGCGCAAAGGCCTTGGTTGCCGCCTGTGCCAGCCGCGCATAGTGCGGGCCAAGGTGATAAATCACGAACTCAAGCGATTGCTGTTCGATGTTGCCGAAGGTCGCCTTTGACAGATCGAAGATCAGGTGCGGCGGCACGCCCCAGATCCGCGCAAGGTCCACCACCTGAAACTGTCGTGTTTCCAGGAACTGGCTCTGGCGCATGTCATGGGTCAGGAAGTTCGCCTTGAGATCCTGATCGAGGACGGCGATCATCTCACCGTCCTGCCCTGCGTAGAGCTTCGACCAATCTTCCTTGATCCGCCGCTTGTCCTCAGTGCCCACCTTCTGCTCAGTCGACAGCACAGTCGACGGCCTGCCGCCCTTATTCCAGAACTTTGCCGTGTGGTCGGATGTGGCAATCGCCCCACCAAGCGCGTCGCGCGCATACTGAATCGGGTTAAGACCGTTCAACCCGTTCCGAGAAAACCCCGGCACATGGAAGATATCCCGCGCTGGAAAGCGTTCATGTGAACCATCGGGCAAAGTCGCATCATAGAACAGGATCGTGCCTTCCTGTCGGTCAAAGTATTCAGCGACCAGTACCGTACCCGGCTTGAGCCGCGTTAGAACTTTTGCCCGCCCGTCCGCACCCCGGCTGACATAGGCGTAGAAGTCACCAGCCAGAAGGATATCGGCCATCAGCAGTTCGAGAAATGCAAACGGTGTCTGATGACTGTTCGGCGAAACCTTGAAGAGCTTGCCTTCGATCTCCTCCAAGGCGGTAAACCGGCCACCTTGCCGGCGTTCGTAGTAGTGCAGCGGCGTCATCGCAAAGACGCCCGTCAGGATCCGCAACGCCTGCAGCGTAGCTGGAATGGACAGAGCGCTCTTTTCGTCAACACGGACGCCGGTTTTTGAGCGACCTGTAGTGACAATGCCGTTCCACTGGCGTTCGCTCTGGACATCTGCACCCGCCGCCTGAAGCGGAGGCTCGGCGCGCACGGATTGCGTCGCCTGCCCGCGGGCTGGCTTCCAGAAGTCCATAATTCCCATGATCAGATCCCTGTGTATTCAAATGCCTGCGCACCGGCGGCGACCGGGTTGCGCGACATCATCATGAAGGCATCGAACGTCGCCATGAGCGGGTCGATCTTTGCCTTGCCGGCTGTTTCTTTCGTGATCAGGACAGCGTTGCCCCGTTGTTCAGTTTTGGCGTTGCCAAGAACCCAAGCCATCATTGGCGAACCGCAGTGGCGGAACGTCCCGTTCTTGAGCTTACGTTCCATGCCGTTGATCGCAGGTGTCAGTCTGTACCCCTGCCCCACGGCCACCATCATCTTGTGCTCGACGCCACGTGACGCCATTTCATCCACCAGCGCGCTAACACCCATCGGATCGAGGCCGACCGCGCCTTCTTCTGGCAACAATCCGGATTCGAGCAGCTGCTCGACAATATCCGCGACCTCGACAATGTCCCTGGTCGGCTCATCATCTCCAACCGTGATCAGATCCCCAGCTGCTGCAAAATCCTGCAGCGTCGGCGCTATTTCCTTGCGCTTGAAGACTTCCGGATGCGCCCAGGCTTTCGCCCAATGCAGCCAGTCTTTGGTTTCCCGGTCCCGACCGATAACGGCCAGCCCCATCAGATCGTCCAGACCGCCGCCATCAATCCCGACCACTGCGACCTCGCACCGCGCAATCAGCGATTTGAGGTCGAGGCCCTTCAGCACAGCGCCTTCCCAGTAGTTCGCGCCAACCCAACTGTTCGACTTTAGACCAAGGCCAATCTGCACATTGAAATGCTGGGAAGCCAGAAGCGCCAGCTCAGCAGGTCCATCGCGCAGCGCGGTTGTCAGTTGATCCGCCAGAAACGCTTTATCAACGGATCTGTTCAGGTTCGGGTTGACCAGCCCCCAGGTTGCTGCGTCCTTCCATCCGCCCGACTTTTGCATCTTGGCCGGAAGCTCATAGAGAACCGCCAGCAACGGCAGCACCAGTTCACCATCCCGCACCGCGCGGGCCCGATCGAGTTCTTTCTTGAACACGCCCGCCGGCGGCGCTTTCGACTGCGTCGTGATCTGCAGCAAGAACCCGTCAGGCCGCGCCGCCAGCGCGCCGCGCACCTCGATAAATACCGCATCGGCCTTCGACTTGGTGGCAAACTCGTGCGTCTCATCGATCAGCGTGAAAGTGGACTTGCCCCCTGTGATCGCATCCGTATCAGCCGCTTTGATCACGATCTCGGCCAGCGAGATGCGATGCGTGATTTTCTTCAGGTGATCCTGAAGATGAAACGTGCGGGTTAGATCCGGGTCCAGACGGATGATGCCCTTGGCCTGCTTGAACGCGATTGCCGCAATCGTCTTGGTCGGGGCGATCAGCAGCAGCTCGGCTTCGGGCCGCTCGTTCATAATAACTGCCGTAACGATGATCGCAGCCGCGATGCTCGACTTGCCGTTCTTCTTCGGCACCATCATGAAGAATTCGCGGATCATGCGCCGCTTGGTGACCGGATCATAGGATCCGAAGATTGCCCGCACGAATGAGAATACCCAATCATCACAGGCTTCGCCGTAAGTCGGCGTGCCGATTATGTCCGGCACCCGAAGCCGCTTGAAAATCCGCAGTGCTTTTTCTGCGACGTTGTCGAACAGCGGCAAATCGGGGATCAGCGAGCGCCCCTGAACGATCCTTTCTTCCCAGTCCGAGACCGCCGTCGACCAGTCTGCTTGTTCTTCAGGGAGAGCATCCAGCATCAGTGTGTCTGGCCTCCGGTGAACTGAAGATCGTCACCCCAGTTTTCACTTTCCGAAGCCTCTTTCGCCTCTATCGCTGCACGTTCCTTCTTGCCCATCTTTTCCTTTGGATCGTTATCGCTCTGCGCACGCTCAAGACTGCGGGCAGCATACATGCGATCGTTTTTATCCATCATCTGGTCCAGTAGCTTCAGCGCCGTCATGTTCCCTGCGTTCGCCTGCTCAAGGGCGATCTCGAATTGACGCGCAACCAGCCTGTCGCGCATCACGTCCCGAATTTTCAGATCGGCTCTAAAATACCGCTTCAGGGTGGCCAGCGAGATATCTAAAGCGTTGGCAATCCGTTGGTTGCCCCAACCCAAAGCCAGTAACATCTTGACTTTATTGCGATCTTTTTCGCTTGCCTCATATCGTGGTCGCCCGCGCTGACCGAGACCGGGCTGGATGGGGTTCCCAAAGAGGTCAAAATGTTCATCCACCGAAAAAAATTCTCCGCGTGAGGGAATGTGCCGGTCTAGGTCTGGATCAGGGCTTAGGGATTTGACCCCCCATACCCCTGCGCCAACCGACTATCGTTCAGCGCGCTCCGCCCGCTGCTTTTCGCTATTGTGGCACGGCGCGCAGAGGCACTGAAGGTTCTGGTCATCCCAGAACAGTACCGGGTCACCGCCATGTCTGATTGTGTGGTCCGCAACAAGTTGCGATGTATCTGACCGAACATCACCGCACATCTTGCAGGTGAAGCAGTCACGCAAGAGGACTGACCAACGCAGCCGCTGCCAGCGCGCCGTCTTGTACCAGCTGCGCCAAGCAAGGCGCTGGTCACGTTCCCTGCTCTGATCGTTCCGCGTCTGAGGTGCGAGGTATCCCAGCTTTGGTGACACCCGGTGCAGGCCATCAGGTAACTGACGAAGCTTGCCCATCCGTGACCCCTAAACGCAAAGCGCCCGGAGCGGGTTTACCGTCCGGGCGCAGAAGTGTTGTTGGCATGATGTCTAGGGGGGCTAGACCTGAGGCGCAATACCTTTCTTCCAAGGCGTCATGGGTGGCATGCAGTCATCCACTGACCACCTGGATAGATTAGTGTGTATTTCAAATGTGATACGCAGTTCACTTAATGCAGACCACCACTGTAAATAATTGCGCCGAGCCGCTGCTACCTGCCCCGCATCAGGCCGATACACGATAGGACAGACCTGCACATCATGACGACGAGGTCTCAAGCCAGAGGAATCAATCTCGATGCCGAGGCTCATGGTCTTTGCCCTTCGACCATACGGATTGACGTGCCAGTCTTTCGGTTCACAGCGCGGCTGCACCCCAACGAACGCGTCTGGCATCGCCCTCGCCCGCGCCAGTTCAGCAATCTGCACGGCCATACGCCGACCACCACAGCCCTCTGGTAACACAGCCACAGCGGCTGCAACCAAGTCAGCATCAGGATCCGGTAGCGACCGGCCACCGCCATCGATACGACAGCCGAGCGCGCCGCGCTGCGCCATCAGGTAAGCATTCCCGATCGAACCATAGCCCATTGCCAACGTGCCTGCGTCTTCGAAGTCGATCGAGGCGCACTCATCCGAAAAGGC